AAACCTTGCCAGCCGTTGTCATGAGAGGGACAAGGGTTAGTTGTGTTTCTCGTGGCCTGAAAGTTTTGTGAACAAGCTTCTCAGCCTGTGAAATGTTTTCGTTTAGTTCAGCTAGTAAACTCATGGCGTGTTGTTCATCTAACAAGAACCCACGATCTCGCTGTGCCTGCATGACTCGATACACAGAATGCTCTAAAGCAACAGCGTCTTTACTAAATCCCGCTGCTTCGACACGCGCAAGATGCTGATAGACCTTGTGGTTTAGTGACACATCTTGTCTGCAATATGCCATCATCTCCGGCGAAAAGCTTTCAAAATCTTCGAACTCGATCTTCTTGTGTCGTAGTCTGTAGCCCCATCCTTCGAGGCCGTGACCACCTTCTCGTGTTGGATTGAACAGTCGAGACAACACAAGAGTATCTACAATGAACCGACTGCCATCATCAAGATTAGAACCAAGTAGTTTCTTGACTACAGGTATATCGTATCCAAGGATGTTGTGACCGATAAGTTCTTTAGACTCTTCGAGCAGCTTGACTCCTTCAGCTAGTTGGTCTGGTCCAAACTCATAGAACTTCTTAGTTACTGTGTCCATTGCAACAATACAAAAGACCTCAGTAGGATCTAGTCCATTGGCTTCAATATCAAAAACATAGCTTGTCATATTTCATCTCCGTCTAAGCCTTGAAGATCATCAACAGATATTTCAGAAAGGCGTCCGCTGTCTAAGTCATAGTGAAGGTGTGTGGCTAGGCCAACATCTCCCGTGTACCTAGACTTGAGTACACGTACCTTGGTTGTTGAAGCAACCACAGGATCGTCTGCCTGCTGATTACGCTCTAAGCTTATCACGCAATCACTCAATTGTGCTATCGACTGAGAGCCACGTAAATGATTCAGTGCAGTTTCAATGCCGTTCTCGTGGCCTCGATCACCCTGTGTGCGTCGAAGGTGAGAGACTAGAATCATTCCACAGCCTGTCTCTTCAACAAGAGTTCGAAGCCTGTGCATAATCATGTCAATAGCTTTACGCTCATCGGGGTCATCGGACAAAAGAACTAGCATGTGGAGGTGGTCAAGAACTATCCACTTGCAGTCACAACCAATGATCATGTACCGCAGTTTGCTAAATACACTTTCAAGGTCGTTCATTCCAAGGTGTCCGTACACCCACACACGATCCTTATTCTCTCCGCCAAACATCTGGTGGTGTATCTGACGAAGATCGTCTTGATCAAAAAGATTACGAACGCTGTCGAGGTGTAGTCTGGCGTCGGCTTCGATGGATAGAATACCGTCGATAGTTCTCTGCCAGTTTTCCTCAAGGGCCATGACGCCCACATTATCTCTAGTCTTTTTAATCAGCCAGTGTTCTAGCTCACGAGTGACACTTGATTTTCCAAGCCCTGTGCCACCCGTCAATGTGACTAGTTCACCCGCACGAAGACCTTCTAATTTTTCGTTCAGCCCTGCCCAAGGGAAAGGCACTGAGTCTTTTCGTGTGCGAGTGAGATAGTTTTCTACGTTCTCAGATACGTTCAAGACTCCAGAGGGTGTGTATAACTTGGAGTTCCACCAGTACTGGACGTAGGCTTTGTGTTGCGAACCGCGTAACATGTCATTGGCGTCTTTGTAATCGACGGGTAGTGACATGATCTTTGCTTTGCCGGGACGCAATAGTTTGGCTACCTTTCGAGCAGCCTCTTCCCCCACCTTGTCATTGTCAAAGTTAATGATGATGTTATCGAAGGACTCTAAAAACTCTAGGTTCTCCTTCACATCACGATCAGCAGACTGTGCGCCATTGCGAATAGACACAACAGGCCACTGTGAACCCATGAGTTCATAGGCTGACATGGCATCTACTTCACCTTCAACAATGGTTACGTACTTACCACCACTTTGAAATAGCTGCTGGCCGAAGAGACCAACATTCCTAGATTCCCCTTGCCATGTAAAGTTCTTATCAGGCTTGCGAGTCTTTGATCCTACTCGCTCGCTGCCAGAATAGTATGGGTAAACATGCTCGACTATCTGACCTTTTGAATTCTTTGTGGATTTAACTCCGTATTTCTTAGCCGTTGCCAGACTGATTCCTCTGTCTGTTAGGGCGTAATATTCACCGTCGTCCATAGACTGCCTCGATGATATTGGAGTGACGTTATCAAGCTTATTGCTTGGGATGAAAACACCGCAGCTAAAACATTTGATGGAGCCATCGTCGTTCATCGCTGCGGGATCAGATCCCCCACACTCAGGGCAGGGGATGTGAGTTTTTTTAAATGCCATGTTAGTCCTCTACGACTTCGGCTTCCTCAATGAAAACAGCGTCTTCGGTCAAGTACTCTTGAACCTTAGAGTGCAGAGCAACTGCTGCTGCTTGTGCAATAACCATACGATCTTCGAGAGATCGCACGTCTTGTTCTGCTGTTACCAAAAGCTGGAAAGCTTTCTGTCCTTCAGCAGACAAGAGAGTTACGTCATAAGACGTATCGTTGTGTGTGTAAATAACATTAGACATTATATTTCGTCTCCGTCTCCGTCTTCGATGTCAAACTCAGAACCGTCTGGTGAGTTATATTCCACAAGATCAAGGACTTGCATTGCTTGGAAATCCAAACCCTTGAATACTTGCCCGTTCCACTTAGTGTCCCACTCCTTGTACTGGACCTTAACGTGTGAACCATTACCAACATTCACATCAATCTCTCGTTTGCTTTTGTCAAAGAGCTTAGGCGCTTGACGAACCATGCCGTCTTTGCCATCGACCTTACGCTTGATGATCAACGCAGGGCCTTCTTCCATGTCCTTGACTGTAAAGCCACGGTCACGAAACGAATCAGCCGTTGACTCATCAACAACAAGATTAACTGAGTATGCTGGTGTAAACTTTGTGTTAGGTGTAGTAACAAAAGACCAGTATGCTTTGCCTTCAATCACTGCCATTAGATTATCTCCTATATAAATATGTAATAAAATCAGGTATTTGTCTTAAAATATATTCTTCAGTAATTTCAATACCATTATACTGAGAATTTATTGTAACCCACTCTTTCATAAATGTCAAACTTTCTTTTGATGGCATGTGAACTCCAAGCATCATCACGAAAGCCCTCGCTAGAACATCATCTAGCAATTCATCATCAGATAGTGTATCATCACACATCGCACCTCCTATTGGTTTACTTCTTGGATAAGTCTATCAACATACCACTTACATTTTCTGAGGTCTTCAATCGGCTTACCCTTGTAGTCATATCGCCACAGATACTTCAACGCATTGCCTTTCAGGTAGCCTCTGAACTCATTCTCAGGCATCGAAGCTTTGATAGCTTCAATGGCTTCGACAGCCCCTTTGTTGTAGTGATCAGGCTTCGTCACTGGATCAGGGTCTTTCCTAATCGACAGACTGTTAAGTTTTTTCATAGCGTCCCACTGATCTGGACTCGCATCATCTATGGACATGTATAGTCTCCTTCACGTATTGAATGAAGTATATAGAATACCTCAGCTGGAGTCAAATTTAAACCCTCTAAACCTTTAGCAATTGCTGTATAATCAGGATAAGGATTATTAAATATGTGCATCCAAACTAGATCATCCACTGTTACTTTCTTGTTGTCAAGTGTTTCCATCGTGTTTCCCTATATCATGTTTACATATTCATCATTGATGATTGTCTGAACGTGAATATATCCTTCAGGCCAGTATGTATAAGACTCTTTTAAAGCCTTCGCTGCCCTGTGTACTGATGCTTCAAAGTTCTCAAACAACCCTAGTTCGTCCTTGCAGTACCAAAAGGGTATACGTAGGACTGGCTCTGCTGGTCCGTTGTATTCATAGTACACGATTATCTCCGCGTCGTTATGAATAGAGCCGTCGTTACCAAACATCTTTGTGTGGTCGTTCTCCGGTTGTTTCATATTCATCCCTCACTCTCCGGTAGCTCATCACTTGCTAAGAATAGGAGCTTATCTAACATGTGTTTTGTCATGACCACATTACCCTTATCGTCTAGCGTGTATTCGAAATCCTTACGAATAACAAAAGGTATGCCACCCCAAGGATCTCGCTTCATGATGTCATTGGTCACAGTCCTTGCCTGCGTGTAGCCTTGACAGTAAACAGAATAGTCTCCGCCTGTGACCTCATAGATTGATACTTCATTTATCAGCATTGCCTGTACTCCTCACACAAAAAGGTTTAGATGTTAGTTGGTCTACACAATACCTTTGTCCGTATGCTGTCGGTCTTGTGCATTCAGTTACTACTATTGGTATGTTCTTGTACTCTAAGCAGTCTCCCTCAAGTTCTGAGGTCACACAGCCAGCCCCCAATAGCATAACTAAACCAATCAGAATACTGCTATTGGTCTTCATGTATTTCTCCTTTAGATCATGATGTAGTTAATGAAAGCCAACGCAAACGCTGGCGAGATTAAGATTGCAAGTATCAAATAAGCTCGTAACATTTTCATTTTATTACTCCTCTGGGTAAGATTCTTCGAAGGCATAATTGTCTATCATGTAGTCAACTATCTCATTCTTCTGTTCTTCTGTCAACAGATCTATAATCTCTGTGATGTTCAGAAGCTTTGCCGAGTTTAGGTAGACTCGCTTTTCGATTTTGTCGTACTCATAACCAACAGTTATATCTACAACTAACTCGTGTTCTAGTAACTCGTATTCATACTGTAGTGTCATTGCTCTCGTCTCCTGAAAATTGTGTAAGGATACTCCTATCGTCGGTTGCTTCGTTCTGATAGTCGCCTGAAGCAAGCTTATTGTACGCCTCTGCGTCTGCCGCGTCAAGGATTGCGTCTTCGTCTTCGTCTACTGCTGCCAACACATCAACAATAACGTCCACGTTCATGGTCACAAGGACTCGATGGACACACGTATCTACCTCTTTCTTTGTGTCATTACAGCAGTCCTCGAGATTGTCGAGGGCTACTAAAACTGAATCAAACTTCAAGTCCTCGAAGTCCTCGATCAATTTCTTGTAAGTCTCAACAGTGTCAGCCAAGTTTCTCAAGGCCTTGCGCTTGTCTTCTTCCTGATAGTAATTCATTGATATGTCCTCAAAATAAATCCGTAAACGCTCCATTGCGTCGTGGTGGTTCGTAGTCTTCTGCAGCTTCTAAGAACTCTCTTAGCTTGCCAGACTTTTTGAGCTTCCACAAGGCGCTGTTCTCGATCTGTTGGACTGTAGCCCTGCTAACCCCTAGCTCTCGTGCAATCTCTTTGTGTGTCATGTGATACCGAATGTACTTCAAAGTATGTCCTCCGTAATTACCTTTTGAATTTTGTATTCGAGGCCGTTGTCTAAATTTTTTAGCCTGTAAAGCATTGCTTTTGCCTCCCCAAGATCTGTGAATTGAATGATGTTCTCCCAAAAGGGATCGCCTTTATCTCGTGTATGTATCTCATACTGTATGTCGATGCCGATCATTAGATATACCTGTGCGTTGGTTTAAGTTCTTCTAGTAGAATATCGATGCCCATATTTTTTATAAGCTTGATAGCCCTTGGCGTGAATGTCTTTGTGCCTGCTAACTCTGCAAGCATCTGTGCGTGTTCGCATACGGGATAGATTTTGTCTTCGCCATACACGCTTTTCTGTTTTACTACGATACCTTTAATCATCTTCGTGTCGCTCCTCGTGGCTTGTCTTCTTTCACTTGCGTCATGCAAACAAATAATAAGTAAGGGACTATCAATAACAGACAATCCCACCAAGGTTGCCATGCCTCAAACATGTTTAGATCTCCTCGTCTTCAAATCTAGCCTTGCGATTGTGGTTGAACCTTTTATTAAAGTCTTCGTCGTCTATCGTCAGCCATGCTACGACGATCACACCTGCGAATACAGCAAATAATATATAACCTAACTCCATAACTAAACGTCTCCTTTTTCTGCAAAAGCTATCTCGCGCCTCTCTGCTTGTAGTTCATCGTAACAATGGTGGCACACGCTGTCGTCGTATGCTTCGTCGTACATGACGGAATCCTCCCGCCAATATCTACCGTCACACAGTGGACAGTCAAACGGGTAGGGCATCATTCCTCTACCCCTTCATATACCCACGTCGTGCCTCTTACAGTGAACGCACGGTCCTTTGCATCGTCTACGTCACAATCACAAATCACTGCTGTGGTTCCGCCTATTTCGTAAACTCCCCATGATGGCTCTGTTGCATGATCGTTTAAGCGTTCAGCCCGTATCAACTGGTGCGCGTTGTAATGCTTTGCTGTTTCCTGATCCTGATACAAAATCATTCTTCTTCGCCTCCCGATAGTCTGTCGTCTAGTGCATTCTCGACCGCGTCTGTGCCGTATCTCTTCACCATGTAATGCAGAAACGAATGACTCTCTACGTCTGTGTTTCCTACCTTTACGAAATGGACTCCCCACGCATTAGCTGGTGACTCCAGTCCCTCGATATACATTTCCACGTCTCTTTGTAAACTCATAACCGCCTCGCTAGTTCTTTTGGGTCAATGTTCTTAATTATGTCAGAGCGTATCGCCTTGAATAAATCTTGCTCGCTTCCTTCCTTGTGTACTCGATCAAGCACCGTCTCTTCATCCACGCCCCACAACTGAGACATAACAATCGTTGTGTGCCTGTTCACTGATTCAGTGATGATCTGTTCTAGTTCCCTTACGTTCATTTCTGTCTCCCTAAAGATCGTGATCGTATTCATCGTTAATAATATAGTTATAAAACTTCTTCGCCATTTTCGAGATATCTAAGTTGCTATAAATCGCAGCTGTGAACTCTTTGGCTATCGGGCTTTCGATTGTGTTGATCAAATGCTCCGCAATTGTTTCATCATAAAAGTCTATGAAGTCTTCTAAGTTTCTTGCATGAGCCGCGTCATGAAGTTCGCAATAAATCGTGTAATCGTTGTAAACAACAAGCTCAACGTGATGTCGTGTATCAATATTCATGTCTTTAGCCCTCTGCTATTACGTTGGTATAAAAGTCTGATTTTCTTTTGACGTACCACAAAGCGGTTTCCGCATTTGGGAATCGGTACATGTCCAACACTGGTGAAACATGGAACCCACTATCGTGATACTCGTAAAGCTTACCCTTGTCCAACACTAGCTTAACTCTTGCTGTGTGTCCGTTGTAACCGTCTGGCCTGTCTGCGTAGCATACGATCATGATTAGCACCCCATCAAAGGTTGAAAGGAAATAAGGATTGATATCGCGCCTACTGCTATGACGTTGAATCCTAGAATGAATGTATTGATGATTAAAAGTTTGATCATTGTTTAGCCCTCTAGCTTTATGTATCCGGTAACCTGCCGTCGTCCTGCAGTGCTCGCAGTCCAGTCGATTATTTCACTGTCTACGACTGTCGCCACATGACCACACATTGATATCAGATAAACGCCCTTTGGGTTTGAGCGTATAAACTGATTTATAGTTTGTACTTTGTACCCAGAGAATCTGGCCGCTCTCGCGTTAAATTGTGGGTAACCATGCCACGAAACTGTTCGCCCTTTCATCTCGCAAATTTCCTTGCAAGCTTTCTCGACAATGTCCCATGTCGCTCCCCTGCCGTGTGGCCTGCCATACTTCGCAAGCTTCCGATGTGCTAGACCATACGAGCAATCGAGCAAGTTTGACAAGGCGCGAACCGTACAGTCGCCGTGTTCTTTGTATGCCTCACGACATTTCAAATGTTCTTCGTAAGTGTTCATTGATTTACCTTACCTTTTAAGCTGTCCACAATAGCGCCCCGTGTGAGACGCTACGATTGACCTCCTAGTATCTTATATCTACGTCGATCCCTAAAGACTTAAGCGCGTCTAGTGCTTCGTCTAGCATTTCGGCGTGTCTCTCTTGTTCATAGCTCCAGCGCTTGTATTCTTCTGAATCATAAGCGTGTGGTTTTTTCTTGTCTAGCGAATCGTACATGGCCTCATAATTAACCATTGCTGATTTGACAAGTTGCGCGATTGTTCCATTTTTCATGATGTTACCCTCTTTGGTTTATTGCGTGTTGTTTGTAGATACTCATAAATACCCACAAAAAACACGCCACAAACTTACAAGCTTTCACAG